GCTTCATCCTTTGGGCTTCGCTGATTGAATCAAGCCTTGGCAAGTTAGGCCTGCGCAGTGGTCTAGCAGGGGTGCCGGGTGGCTATGGCTACAGAGAGGCGGGACCACGGGGCGGGTAGGTGGTAGGGAGAGGGGAAGGCCACGGCGTCATTGCAATACGATACACCTCCTCACAAAACCTCTCCAAAATTAAATCTTCTACAATACTTGCCACCTTCCTTTTCCAGCCTTACCGTTTCTTCTATGAATCCAACCACCCTTCTCCTCCACGGAGACTGCCTTGAACTCCTCCCCTGCATCACAGATGCTTCCGTCGCCCTCGTTCTCACCGATCCGCCTTACGGCACCACTGCTTGCAAATGGGATTCTGTTATCCCCTTTGAGCCGATGTGGAAACAGGTCTGGCGCGTGCTCAAGCCGAACGGCGCGGCGGTGTTCACGGCATCACAGCCTTTTACGTCGGCGCTGGTGATGAGTAATCTGGGGATGTTCCGCTATGTCTGGTATTGGCGCAAGAACCGCGCGACCAATGTTCTGAACGCCAAGAAGATGCCACTCCGCGACACCGAGGAGATATGCGTATTCGGCGGCGGGAGATACAATCCGCAGGGATTGATTTTCCAGCCTGAGCCGTCGCGCAACTCAAGAAAGGACGGCGAGGTTTACGGGACAGGCACGACCAAAAGCTACATCAGGCAGTGGACCAATTACCCGAAGCAGACACTTGAGTTCGACGTTGTGCAGCGGGGGGATCACCCCACGCAAAAGCCCGTCGCCCTGATGGAATACCTCATCAAGACGTACACCAACGAGGGAGAAACCGTCCTCGACTTCACCATGGGCAGCGGCACAACCGGAGTTGCCTGCATGAACACGGGCCGGAACTTCATCGGCATTGAGCGTGACGAGAAGTATTTCCAGATTGCCATCGAACGCATTGAGAAGGCTAAATCTTCTACATTTCCTTGCTCCCTCCAATGATTCTGCTACCTTTACTTTATGAAGCACCGCTCCGATTTCATCTCCCTCCAAGGGCAAACCTTTGGCCGCTGGACCGTGGTCTGCGAAGCCTTGCGCTCCCATAATTGCTCGCAATCCCGCTGGCTGTGCCGGTGCGCATGTGGCAACCGGCGTGAGGTCAACTACGGCCCCCTGGTCAACGGCAAATCCTCATCCTGTGGCTGCCTGCGTAGCGACTACAGGAAAGCTGTGCGTGCAGGCGTGCCTCCTGAGAAGTTCAGAATCCAGACCAACCCGCTTTATGTGGCGTGGACCTCGATGAGGCAGCGCTGCAATAATCCGGCCATCCCCAGTTATCCCAGCTACGGCGGACGCGGGATCAAGATTTGCGACAGGTGGCAGGAATTCGATCACTTTGTGGAGGACATGCATCCCAGGCCCCAGGGGATGTCTTTGGACCGCATTGATGTGAATGGCGATTACAGCCCTGAGAATTGCCGCTGGGCCACTCCTTTTGAGCAGGCCAACAACAAGCGGTCCAGCGTGGAGTGGAATGGCAGCATGATGTCAGTGACGGAGGTTTGCAGGCACGAAAGAGTGGATGCATCCAAGGCGGTCAGGATGGTGAAGGCTGGAATGGGCATCCGTGAGGTGGTCCTGAAGCTGCGGTTCCAGGGCCACGGCTACGTGCCGAAGGAAGGAGAGGTGCTGCCCAAGGTCACCAAAGCCTCCATGGCGGCATTGGGACGCGGCAAAAAGCCTCGCAATGCCGAGGATGCCCGCTTGTGGAGGTGCATCAGCCTCAGCGTGGTCCCCTACAAGGGGCGTCTGCCATCGGATTACGACGGCTCCATGGATGACAGGATCGACTGGAGAGGCCGGAAGCAATCTTCTGTTTCCACAGTTGATGCATCAATGTGAATCTGCTACACTTACATTCTGATGCCCCGTCCTCCCCAATACCTTACTGGCAAACGGTTCGGCCTGCTGACCGTCCTCCACCTCGTCTCCCGCAACTCCCATGGCAATTCCCGCTGGCTGTGCCGCTGCGACTGCGGGAAGGAGGTCGAGGCCATGTATCAGAACCTCAAGGGAGGAGCCACCAAGTCCTGCGGCTGCCTGCCACGGGGGAGGAAGCCAAAAGCCTGACACCCTGAGGCGGCGGCAAAAAAGGCGCTGGAGAGGGCTGAGGCGATTCGGAATCAGAAAAATGGCTTAACTCATTGAGAATGAGCGGTTTAGCTAAAAACTTGTCAAAAACTTGTCGCGAAAAGTCTAAAATGTCCCATATATACAGAAGGCGTGTTGACAACCTTGACAAATTAGGGTAGTGGCGGTCATGCAGTTCACCGGCTACACGAAGACTTTCGCTCATATCTTGACGAGTAGCATCTGGCAGGAGGACGACAAAACGCTCAGGGTTTTTCTGACTCTTATTTTTGGCAAGGATCGCAGCCACGTTTTCACGGCGACCATTCCAGGTCTCGCCAACATTGCCCGCGTTTCCATAGAGGAATGCGAAAGGGCTCTGGAAAAGCTAAAATCCCCCGACAAATACTCCAGAACCAAAGAGAACGAGGGTCGTCGCATTCAAGAGGTCGAAGGCGGCTGGCTGGTTTTGAACGGTGAGATGTATCGGAAGCTCCTTACGGCTGACGAACGGCGGGCTTACTACCGCCAGAAAAAGCAGGAGGAGCGCCAGAAGAAGGGCAACCAAAGCTGGAGGCAGCGCTACGAGGCAGATGCGACAGCGGCTCTGCAAACCAGGATTCCCGACGATTACCCGCCAGAAGTGGAAAATGCCGTCAACGACTTCTTTGCTTACCGTTACCAGCTTGCGACCACGGCCAAGGTTAAAGCGGACGCGGCACACTTCAATGACATGCAGGCTGGGTCTTTCATCGTTTGCACGACCAACGCTTTGCGGGCTCATCCCCCTGACCAGATAGCCTCTAGAATCCGGGAAAGGATGGCAGAAGGCTGGAAAAGCGCCGCATTTGACCGATTCTATGGCCGCTAACTACAAAATTTACACCATCGACTCCACGATGGTGCCGCCCATTGACGGGATGAAGGTGGCTGCCAGTTCGGCGGCCAGCGCCCGAAAAAAGGCGGTCAGGCAAAAGATTCGAGAGATCAACGTCCTGATGGCTCAGGATATTCTCAAATGCCCGTTTGGCGACATTTCATCAGGCAGGCAGAAGCTAATCAATCGGAAGGCGGTTGCCGTCATTCGCTCCAATGGATTGAAGCGCTTCACGATGCAACAGGCTTGGGCGATTGCGATGCCTGACAAGGAGGCCGAGAAAATTCGACGAGAATTCAAACATGCGGTTCGTCGCGCCATGATAGCAAACCTCCGAAGAAACAGGGGCGAGGCGACGGACAGCGCCGACAGCCCAGGCTATTATTCACGCCATCCTGAGATGATGCTGAAACCTGAATGCCGGAGGTCGTGACGGCAGGCGTGTGGACCACATACGATGTCACCGACAACCTCACAGACGCCCTTCTCCTTGCCTCGGCCCTCGTCCAGACCGTGAGGGAGGAATGGATACAGATCGTCATGCCGGACGGAACTATTTTATGAAAACAACCACATCCACCCTTATCGAATACCTGTCCACCCAGGCAAGGATCATGTCCAAGACCCGCGCTCCATCCGCCGACATGATGCGTGAGGCCGCCGAGAGGACGCAGGCAATGTTCGACCTGCTTCAAGAGGCTTGCTTTTATGCTGACCCGGCCAACTTCCACAGAAGCGGCTATTCATTGACAGTGGATTGGGAAACTGCCCACCGAGACATTGAATATCGAGACGTCGCTTTACCCCACTTCAGAAGAAGCTGTGGAAGCGGAGCTGCTACAGCGTCAAGTTGACCGCATGTATGAAACAGCCGAGTATGAGGATAACCAACTACGCTTCGACGATCCCGCTGGCAACTGGCAGAAATTTCGCGAAGGCTGGAAATACCGCATCCTGAAAACCGATAATGGGCCGAAAGTGGAAACTGTTCTTGAATCCCCAAAGAAAGAATCATGAAAACAATCAACTTCTTCGACAAGCTTTCCGAGCAAATTTTCAGGAAACGAATGGATTACATGCGTGCTCACATGGGCCATCAACCCGACATCACGGTTTATCTCGGCCTCAATCAGTGGAGAGAGCTTTTCTACTCTATTCCTCCATGGGGCATCGCCAATCATGACAACCCATCCATAGATGGAGCCAGAATCATGCGTGTTGCAAACCATGAGGATTATCTGAGAATTCACGTTGAACCCGCACAACAATAGCGTAAGCTAGCTTGCTTATGGAACGGCCAATACCACCACCAGGATACAAGCTTGTCAAAGGAAAGGACATCAAGGATCGCGTGCCGGAAGGAGCGAAGATTTGGGAGCCGGGAGATAAAGACTTTGATTGGTTCCCAACCTCAATACCCGGATGTTCAGCTCCGTCTAATTGCTTAGACTTGTTTTACGCTATCCCATCCTCGCCCGACTCCATCACCGACGAGGCTAAAGCAGTCGTCTCAGGCGAACGCGCTGCTGATTACGGCGACGTGAACGAGTCCTTTGCCCGCATTGCTCAATTGTGGAGCGCCTACACAGGGGTAATGCTGACGGATTGGAGCGATCCACCGCACAGGAAGCCGCTGCCAAGGGATGTGGCGCAAATGATGATCCTTCTCAAGGTCAGCAGAGCAAACTGCCCACCGAGACATTGAATATCGAGACGCGCCGCTTTACACCACTTCCGAAGAAGCTGTGGAAGCGGAACTGCTGAAATCTGTTGAACCCGCACAACAATAGCGTAAGCTAGCTTGCTTATGGAACGGCCAATACCACCACCAGGATACAAGCTTGTCAAAGGAAAGGACATCAAGCGGACCGGCGGCGCATGATAAACGAAAACACTGGCAGCGACTCCCGCCGGTTCGCTGCCGCAAATGGTTCAGACTTGCATGAATACACCAACAGCAAACGACGAAATCAATCGCAGCATCACCGAAACGCAGGCCGACTACGATGATCGGCAATTCGAACATTGGCTCACCCAATTTGAGGTGTCCAAGGGGAGGTGTTATAAAAACGAAGAATTTGCAATGAAGGATGCTTGGTTCGCTGGGATCACGTATGCGCGGCAAAGTCTGAACGTCTCGGATCAGATACCGGCTGCGCTGGACTCTGCTAACACGACAGACGGCTCCAGCCGGTTGTCTGCATCCGTTTTGTTCGGCCCTTTTGTTGCGGCAAAGGCTCTGTGCGAAGAACTTCTAGCTGAGCCAGGTTGCCCCCCGTGGAAGGTGGATGCTCTTCGGACGGCAGTGAATGCAGTGAACCAGATCATGATGATGTCACCAGGGGAGATTCACCTGAATAGCTGCAACATCAGGGAAGCGATCTCCAACCAAAGGGGAAAGTGCCTCTGCCAAATAGCGTTCGACTCCATTCCTCTGAGTCGCTGACACTCTAGCCCATGTAACCTTCATTCCATGACTCTTGTATCCAGCAATCGCTCGGTCGTCGCGATGAGATGCCAATCTGTCTTTGATAACACCCTGCCCGACTCGAACCGTCTTAGCGGGGTTGCCTGTGTGCCAGATGATGTAAACACCCTCCATGTCATCAAAATGCTCGTGGGTGAGATTCAAGGTAAAGAAGTCGCACCAAGTCTTGGACTCGCCGCACTTGTTGTATGCCAGCCCGAGGGCGCAAAAAAGCTATGATTACAGAACCAACATCGCCGCCCTCGGGATTGGCATCACCGTCTTGTTCGCCTTTGGTGGCTGCGCTATTCGTCCAGCCAGATGGGTGCTACTCAAAGCTGCCAATGGTGGACGCATGGCCTGAATCTCGGGACGCTCGCCGCTACGATGGAAAACTACCCGTCGTCGCTCACCCGCCATGCTCTCGCTGGTCGCGGCTGGCTCGCTTCTGCGAAGTGCGGCATGGCCTGAAAGTCGGCGCGGACGGTGGATGCTTTGAGGCTGCACTGAAAGCCGTCCGGGCAAATGGCGGCGTGATCGAACATCCGGCCTTCTCGAAAGCATGGGCGCACTACGGACTGCCAAGGCCGGAGACAAAGCACAAAGGCTGGACGGCGGGAACGTGCGGCGGATACTCCTGCTACATCGAGCAAGGCCGCTACGGGCATCCGGTGAAGAAAGCAACATGGCTCTACGTCTTCGGAGTGCCAAAGGACAAGCTGCCGGAGCTCCGATGGGGTCACACGCCGGACAGCCGAGGGACAATCTCACAAAATCAGGACTGGAGAGGCGGCATGGACAAATGGCGCGACTCAACAGGCCATCGAGCGGCGAACGCCACGCCGCCCGAGTTCCGCGACGAACTGCTGCGGATTGCTTCTCTGGCGAACAAAGAAGCTCATCAGCCGAGCCAAAGCGAGGTCTGATGCAGCGGACGTTCACGCAGCGAACAAACTCGCCAGCGCATCAAAGCGACGTTTGAGCGGGCTTTTGACACCGGGCTTTGAGTTTCCTGGTTTGTCAATGCTGGCAAGCCCGTGACGTGTTCTGCAAAGTTCGATTAAAACCGCGCCACTGTCAAAAACGTCGGGGCTGCGGTTGATGCGCTGCTTCATCTCCACCTTCGATTCCACCTTGATGCGTGAGCCGCCATCAGCCGCCTTGTTGTCTTTGTAGCGCCGGGATGTCATGTCATCGGCCATTTCTTTTGTGATGTTCCGCAACTGGTCGCAGCGGATCAATTCTTTTCCAACAGCCCAAAGCTCCGATACCCTGTTGGCAAAACGCACACTGGATTTTTCCCGGTCTGCGGCAGAAACAGGGCGGTCAGATGCCTTGCCGCCAAAGTCCACTCGCAGGAAAGCATTGCTCCATTGGCTCCAAAGGGCGTCTGCAAAGGTCTTGCCGCCACCAGCAGAACTGTCCGTGGCAAGGTTTTCGGGCGCGATGCCTTCCTCGGCGCAAATTTTCTTCAGTTCTGTGATGATCTGCGTTGTCCGGTCCACATCCTTTTTGCGAACATCTTCCTGGAGGTAGATGTGCTTGAGGAATTGCAGCCGTTTCTTGCCATCCGTGCAGATTCCAATCTGGCCGATGGTGAGAACCGTCTTGTCTCCGCCAACTGTGTGAGAGATGTCCAGTCCGGCAACCTTTGTTGGAACCCCCTGCCACGTGCAGTCTTTGGGAACCCGCAGAATTTCACCCGGCGAGTAGATTGTCTCATCGTCTCCGTCCAGAAGGAAGGCCCCAAGCACACCTCGCCAGTAGGATCGGCTGTTGAGGCCAAGTTTCTCCCGCTTTTCCTCAAGCATTTCCCGTGTCATCAGGAATGGGTAAAGCATCCGGCCTTCGGTGATGTTAGGCGAGGATTCGATGTTGATACGCCGCACATGGGCTCCTTTCCCCTCCCATTCGTCCCAGGCGGGGTCGTAATGATCCCAGCCATCCTTTGGCTCACAAAGCCTGCCAAACGTGTCAAAAGGGCTGTTGGCGTTGGCTAGGGCGATTAGCTGGACATTCGGGTTCTGGGTCAGGTTTTCCTCAAAGGTGTTGACGATGGACCACGAAAGTTCGGCGCACTCGTCTAGAATCACAATCAGCTTCCCCCCAGGGCCGTGCTTCAAGCCTCGGATGGCGGTCGCGGATTCAGCAGCTTTGGAGGGCTCCCCGGCAAACAAGCGGACGCCGTATTCCTCCGACACAGCTCCAGTTCGTGGATCGACCGCCTTGATGGAATAGGACGATCCCACCAGTTTTCCGGGAGCAGGAGCAGCCATGCCGTTGAAGTAGCGGACAATGCGGCCCCAAATACGCCCCATGGCGGCTGTTTTGGTCGTGGTGTTGACCAGGACCACGTTCTTGAACGGCTTTGCCAGCCACCAGACGAGCGCCCAAATGGCAAAAACGTCTGTTTTGCCACCCGAACCGCCCGAAGTCACGGCGTAGCGCTTATGTTTGAAGGCATCGCGAATCATCGTGATGGCCCATGGGTGCCACCTAAACTGCGTCTGGGAGCCTTGGAAGTTCCAAATCAGGTCCACGGCGTTGCAGAAATGCCGCCACGCCGGGAGGCCCTTGGGATTCACCGATGTATCGCGGTGCCGAAGCGAGCCTGAGCGGAACTGCATCAGTAGCAGTTCAATCTCAAGCTGGTTTGACACCCGAAACTTCTCCCGCATCCCGTAGTAGTTCAGCGGGCCTTTGGTCAGCTTCGCGACAACGGGCTTTTGCGGGGGTTTGGTCATGAGCCTTGAGCCTGCATTGCAAACCAGCGATTCATGGCCTCCTCAGGGAGGTAGCCAGTCTGATTCTTGGAGCGGTCCTCGGTGTCAATTTTGGGTGCTGACGGGCTTGGATTTGGCTTTGCAGCCGTGCGTTTGGCAAGCTCCTCCTTGAGCGCCTTTACTTCGGCTTGAGCAGCGTGGTAAAGGTCGTTCAGCTTCATCACCATGGGGGCTGTTTTGGCAGCCAAAGCACGGTTCGCTGGAGTGTCGTCAAACTTGGCGGACTTCAGCGACTCCATGAGTTCCGGGTGATCCTTGAGGAAGGCAAATTTCTCCGCCAACTGCTTGTCCACAGCTTCGTAAGCCGCTTTTTCGGCTGCCTGCTGGGCCTCGGTTTGCTTTTTGGTCTCGGTTTCCTCGATGAACTTCAGTTCCCGCTTGGCATTCTCGGCATTGTCGATCATCTGCTGGGCCTTTTCCGACAGTTCACGCTGAGCTTTGGCGTGAGAAGCCAGTTCAGCGGCGTCCATTGGATTCCAGTCGGAGGTCAGTTCGCGCAGTTTACGGCGAAGTTCGATAGGGTCTTCGGTCTTGAGCGCGGCTTTGATGAGGTCTGTGTCTATCTCATAGGACTTTGCAAGCTCCTCGACTGCGGCACCGATTTTCTCAGCCGGAGCGAGGATTTCCTGCTGGAAAGTGCGGGAATTGATCACGTCATGAACGGCTCGGAACTTCTCGTTTTCGGCGTCGCGCTCCTCAAGTTCCTTGATGCGCTTTTCGTATTGGGAGATGTCTTTGCCTTCGAATTCGGCCAGCTTCTTTTTGGACTCCTCGATTTCGAGCAGTTTGGCCTGAAGCTCCTGGTCTTTGGCAGGGAGTTGCTTCTCCCTCAGCTCGCCCAATTCGGTGCGAAGCTTGGAAAGCTCATCCTTCATTCCTTTCCACGTGTTGATGGCTTCTGGGGTGGCATGCTTCTTGGATGGGAAATCTTCAGGAACTTCCAGCTCACCCTTGGTTTCGGCAGGCTTTTCTTCAGGAGGGGTCTCTTCTTTTGCGGGGGCAGCTTCTTGTGGCGCTGGTTCGGCGGCAGGAGCAGCCTTGGCAGCGGCCTCCTGTGCGGTGAATCGCTCCATCATTGGACCGATGTCAAAATCGGAGATGATGGCTTCTTGGGAGGGTTGCGGGACGGCTTCGGTGCTCATGGATTAGGAATTACGGGTTTCAAAATAGGTCTCATCGACATTGGAGAAAGGTTCAGGCAATTGACCTTCAGGCATTCCCTGACCTTCGGACAGCCAGCGCAGCATGCGGAAGACGCGACGCTCGCCAGCCTGCGTCTTGTGAAGGGAGGCGATGATCTGGTCGGCAAACGCCGGTTGCGTGCGGTAAACTCGCTGGATCACAAGGTCGTTTGGCTCCGTGTGCTCCTGAATGATTTCAGCCGCCCGTTGAAACACGGTGGACTTCATGAGTTCGGCAAGCTGAGGGGCCAAGCCCTCTTCCTGCCACCGTTGGATGAGTGTTTTTTTAGCCATGCAATTTTATGCCGCACGCTGCAACTGAGCGGACGCGGCTTTCCGTGACATCTCGGCAGCAAATTCCTGCTGCTTGAGTGCCATTTTTTGAGCCGCCTCCACCTGTCTCTGCTGCATCTCCATGCGGAATTCTTCTTCGCGCTGGTCCATTTTCACGCGCCATTCGGCCAGCATCTTCTCGATGTCGGACGGACCTTGCGCCTGCGGTGCCGGTTGACCACCTTCTGCGGCTGCCTGCTCGGCTTGTTGCGCTTTCGCCTTCTGAAGGTGGCGATTGCCGTTGGTGATGATTTCGTTGAACTGCTGAAGTTGCTGACGGAACAATGGAGCGTCGATGCCAGTGTAGCTTTCCAGCGTTTGGGCGGCGTGGTCGAAGATATTTGCCATCGGCGGAACAATCTGCTCGTAGAGGGCAGGATTCTGACCCGCAGCGTCGAATTGCTGGTAGTAGAAAACTAGACCAGTTTCAGGGTCATTGATGTGAGTATTAAGGTGGGCCTGTTTATTTTCGTTTGGCGCGATTGGCTGGTTGAATCCTTGCGCCAAAGACGCATTTTGATTTGCGGCGATTGCAACATCAATCGGAGGACGTTGATCGGCCCCAGGAGGTGTTGTGAGCTGATTTGCGATGTCCCATCCAGCCACGGAGGCAGTTTGAAGGCGGACGAGCTGCTGCTTGCCGCTCTCGTCGTAGTAGGGGTAGAGAGCCATCAAAGACTCGTAGGACAGGCGACGAGCAGCAGGAGAACCTGAGCCGATGGTGCGGCTGGCACGAGTGTAACGCAGATCAAGCTTCTCAAGGGCTTCCATCGGGATACCATCTTCAAGACAGCGCTCCTTGAATTCCCAAACGTAATGGCCTCCAGGGTCGGAGCGCTGATAACCGGGACGCATAATGCGGCGGACCACCTGATTGCACAAGCGGTCGAATTGCTGCATGAACATGTTGATTTCAGTGACCGAAAGCTGGGCATTGAGGTCCAAGCGGGCCATTGCCTCGAACTTGGAGAGTTCCCTCCCTGTATCGAGTGTCTTGGTCGAGGTGTATTGACCAATGTTGGTCGCCACCGTCTGCTGAAGCATTTCAATGGCAGGAGCCAAAGAATTCGTGATATTCGGCGGCTGCTGCTGGATGAACGTCGCGCCAGGAGTGGCGAGATAGCCAAAGCCATATGGGACGATGCGGAAATTTTCGACCGCTTCCTCGGATTCGACCTGCCACGTCGGGCCTGCCGCAAACGCAGTGTCCACAGCCCGGTTGCGAAGGCGCATGAGCTGATTGAGCGCATTAAACATGTCAGCCCCCATGCCACGGACGCCGTGGTAAGTGGCATTGGTGCCGATGCCTCGGGTGAAGAAAATAAAGGCTTCTTGGGCGCAATTAAACACCCCTTGGCGGTAGAAAAGGAACTCCTCAGGCTCGCCATTCAGCGTGGAAAGAGCGCTTTCCGCAAAGATCATCAGGCTGATTCTGCCGTCGTTTTCGCGCACCCACATATAGATCAGCGGGATGGTCGGGCCGGTTTCCCCAAGAACGAGGTCGTTATTCTTCCAGCGCTGCTCCCATTCCATCCAGTTGAAGGGGTCGATGAGCTGTGGCGTGGCATTCATCATCGCTCGTTTGAGCATCGGGATGTTCCAGCCTTCCTCGGTGGCGTATTCACCAAGCTGGATGTAGCGCATGAGAACATCCGGCTGCTCCAGCTTTTTCATCGCGGCATACTGGATTGAGTCCTCACAAGTCCGGGTTTGACGTGGAATTTTGAGGTAAGAGAGACTGGTCACATCCCACTGCCAGTTATTCGGGTCAGGGAAGTAAGCAATGCCGGTTCCATGCAGCGTCCGATAGTGCGGAATGTAAGCGTAGCGGAAAAAGAACTCAGGCCAGCCACGGATTGTGCGGCTGAGGTGGAGAGAAATGCGCTGGGAAAGGTTTTGGCGCTCAGAAGGCTCGCCATACTTTGTCCACACGTCGATCAGGCTCTCGGAACCTGTAATGAGGTCCATGAAGGCGGCGATGGAAGTGTCGAGGAACGCCTTAGCATCCCCGGGGTTGAAGTTGGACATGTGGCCCAAGCCTTGTTTTTGGAGCAAAGCAGGGTCGTAAGGCTCCTTGCCATCTACCATGGCCTGCACCTTCGCCATCTGTTGGTTGCTGGCGATGTCGGCTTGTTGCATGCGAAACCAGAGCGACCTGGCTCCAGCCACATCGGCAATACGGCGTTTGAGTGGTTCGCCCTCGGTGTTGACGACAGGCGGTGCGTAATTATTGAGGGCGGTGGCAAGTTCCATAATTAGGCGATTGTTCCACCTAAGGTTTGGTAATCAAGGAGTTTCATACCGTCTTCACCCATCCCGCCGATCCGTTGAATGCCAGTTTGTTGACCGGATTGTTGACCTCTCGTTTGATGTCCTCTTTGGAGACGTTGAGGACTTTTGCCAAGTCAACGACACGCATTTTGCGCTGAGAAAGCTCTTTGGTGATTTGAACGCCCAAGAATGTCTTGTGAACTGGAGGTCCGTCGCTCGCTGCCACCCCGGCGACGGGCGAGGCTAATGAACCGCTGCCATTTACCCCTGGCAACGCACCTGACAGCGTAAGTGATACAATGGGGTCGCCTTCCCGGAGGAGATCAGGGAAAGAATCGTCTTTGCAGCCATGAACAACCACGGCTTCGGGAGAAACGGGCGCTTTGTGGGACTCGTTCGGGCCAATTCCAGGCATGTCATCGCACACAATCTGGTCGCCATCTTTGCGGTAGTGACAGGTCCGCCAGAGGTGCTGAATCAGCTTTGTGGCATGCGCAAAAGGAACCGTCTCATGGCGGATTGCCACGTCAAACGGCTCCAAAGGCATGTTGGTGAACGCTGCGACGCGGTCGATGTGTTTCAGTTTTGGCGAATAGGCAGCGTAGTTGGGTGGATAGATGCCGGTCCCAACCATGTGCGGCTCACCAAGAACCGGCTGACCGTTGACAAATCCACGGGTAGGGACGACGCAGCCCATGTAAGGCTTGTTTTCATGCACGTATTCTGCATGAATTGCGTCAAGCCAGCCCTTG